GCTGCATGGTCGACGCGGGAGGTTGCACGGTCTCTAGCGATTCAGTGAACCACGCGGTATCGAACAGCTTGAAATCCTTGTCGATCTGCATGTCCAGCAGTTGCAGGAACGGTGGCGGCTGAAACAGGCTCATGCGACCCCATGCTGTCTCAAAGATGTCAATTTCCCTGTTCAACTCTGCCTGCGTAATGATGTATTGCTCCATCTCCGGAATGATCAACCCGGTCGCTTCCTTCATGCCACGGTACGACCCGGCCAACCGGTCCATGATCTGGGTGTTCTCTTTTTGCGTGGAACTTAGCCTTCCCAAGACAGCGTTGATATCCTTGAATACCGTGAACGAACCCGCTGCCGTGATGGTGTCGTACAGCTTTTGCACAGACTTACTCATCGCCTTGTTCTCTTCAGTAGCAGGCTTGGCACTGTCCTCCATCTGCTTAAACGCATTCACAATGTTCTGCAATACTGGCGGGAGTTCCTCGCCCTTCCCTTGAAGCTCTATCGCTGCCGTGGCGATCTCTTTCATTACTGATGGCGTCAACTTCATGTCTTCTGCTGCTCCTAGTGCTGCTTGAGCGAGCAGGTCGACGGCAACAGACGCCTTGACCGTTGTCGTGTTGAGCTTGTCGGCCATCTGGATCAGTAGAGTGCCTTTGTCGTTGGCAGCTTTCATGTCTTTGTCGGCGAGCTTGGCGAACTGATCGCCCAGATCCTTGACAACGACCTGTTCCTTGCTGAGTGCCTCGCTTGCCTTGTCTGCCTCGCGAGCCGCCATCGTTTCCTCGGCACTGACTCCCTGTAGCCAGCCCTTTAAGACGGCAAAGGCATCAGACAGTTTCTCGGTGAACCCGATCCACTCAAGCCACTTATAGACGGCGAACGCTGCTCCGACTGCAACCACGGCAATCGTCAGCGGCACAAACGTCGCTTGCAAAAAGCCGAGTGCTCCTGACAAAGCGCCTGTGCCGAGTGTCATTCCACCAAGCACCGGAATCATCGCGGCCAGACGAACCAGAAGACCCTTGATATTGATCTTCCCAATCGCCAGACCGAGCAGCGTCTTGGCTCTCACCAACGCAGTCGTTGCTAGCGTTGAAGCCTTTTCAGCGATGAGCAAGGCTTTGAATCTCGCGGTGAACATTAGCTGGGAGTGACCCACAGCGATGAAAGCCGCATTCAACGCTGTTGATGCAGCAGTGAGCGCCTTCGCTCCTATCGCCGTCGACAAGACCTGCGCCTTGAGTATCGTGAAGGCTTTGCCGACCACAAGCATCCCCGCCGCCAGTTCTGCGAACGTCCTAATGGTGTTGAGGGTCGGTCGACTCAGTTCCGTAAGCGCTGTGACCATGCCGATGATGGCTTTCCCAGCCTTCTCCGCAATCGGAACAATAACCTCTAGTGCTCCTCTGATCAGAACCTGCATTGCTTCGGCGGTCTTTGTCGCCCATATCTCGACTTCCGGTCGATTCAGGAACGCATTGATCAGAAGCAGTCCGTCTTTCAAGAGAACGAAGAGCGGTTCAAACGCCTGCGCGGACAGAATCTGCACACTGTCGGAAAAGGTCGACGTCGCACCACTCCATGTCCGCTCCTGCTTCGCCATCGCACCGGAGAACTTCTCCAGTGACTTCTGAAAGACCCCAAAGATTTCATTGGCATCAGCACCGGACTTCTGAAGCCGCGTCATTTCCTGACGGGCTTCCGGTGTCATGACTGCGAGTTCCTGCAACCGCATCGCGGCCTCACCGAAGGGTTGTCCTCCCTTGAGGTTGGAATACAGTCGACCAACCCAGAACCCGAGTTCGTTGATCGGGGCAGTGACAGCCGCTGAAGCGTCACCGATCATCTGAAGGTTTTCCAGACTGTTCAAGGCTTCGCCGCCAAACGTCTGCAACATTCGGCTAGCCGCGATGATCGGCCCGGTCTCAAACGGGGTCTTCTTGGCGAACTCAAACAGTGATGCGACGTGATCTCTGGCTCTTGATGCCGATCCGAAAAACGTCTCAAACTGCATCGTGGATGTTTCAAGCTGGGCGTTCATGCCGATGACCGCCGACTTCGCCATGCCGGTCGCCGAACTAAACGCACCCATGATCGCCGATGCGCCGATGAACCCGCCCATCGTCCCCAATGCCGTCTTGAGGACGTTGCCCATGCGACCCGCAGACTGCCCAACTTGGGGCATGTCTTTCCCGCCTAGCTGTTGCAAGACTCGCTGTGCGTTCTGGATGACGGATGTCATCTCGTCGCGAGCCTTCAAGACCGCTGTGACTTCGCCAGCACTTAATGCCATAGCCTAGTCCGTCATCGCACCGACCGTCTGCTTTGGGCAAAGAACTTCTCGTCCTCGGCCTGACGTCGATCTGTGTCAATCATCTCTATCAGCACTGCCAAGTAATCCTGCGGGAGCATCATGAGGTCGGGATAGCTCCAGTGCATGTAGCGCATTATGCGGAGGTCGGCTTGCGCCCTTTCCTTCCAGACTTCCGCTTTTCGTTTTTTGGTTGCTTCTCCAAGAAATCCGTAAGCGCTGTCTCGATACGCTGCATCGTGTCTTCATCCAGTGCGCCGAGCGTGTCCATGCTGACCGGCACAGGCACGTTCTCTGCGTCCGCTGCATTCCATCTGGTGATATATGCCATTGACCGATGTAACGAATACTTGGCCCAATTGATTGCGATTTTCTGTGTCTTGTCCTCGTTACCGGGTGTAATTTCCTGCGTTGCTTCAAAGCTCTTGTCTTGAAGTTCTCGCTGTTCGGCGACAGACAACTCATTTCTGACTTCAATCCAGTCATCACTACCAATGTCGAGCTTTGTCGTGCCTGCCGTTGCAAACCGGAATGCCATGCTTACCCCTCTTGTATTAAGAAACGACCCTCGCCCGGCTGACCGAGTACTGTGACCCCGACCCGATCATCGGACAACAGTTGCAGTGATTCGACAGAGAAGCCAATGTCGTCACGACCAAGACGTAGCGTGAGATCAAGCGAACGCTGTGACAAGTAATACTGGTGCGATGTCTTCAGCGATGCCGTGATCACCGTTCGCCATGTGCCAAGCGAATCAATATCAGTAATGGCAGTCCACGCCCCAAGCGTGGCGGCGGTGAACACCCCTTTGTGAGAGATGACACCGCCACGCCCAATGATCTTGAACGCTTCGGCCACTGACTAGGTGGCGTCTCGGTTCAGCGTGCCGTCACCGACCAATGCGACCGAAGCCGTGCTCTTGGCAGTGATCCCGCCACTAATGACCGTTCCGAGCTTCACCCAGCACGTCCCGTAGTAGTACCGCGTCAATGTGCCACGCTCAGGATACAGGTAGAACTTCGACAATGCTGTCCCGGTGTGCGCGGTCCAGAGCAGTTTGTTCCCGGTGTCGAAGTTCCCCTCGACCCGACCGCTCCACGATAGCAATCCCTTCACAGCGGTCTTCCACGAATCGCCAAGCTCGGTGGTATCGGCTGTCTCGAAATCGCTTTCGATAGAGTATGTGTTTTGCTCAGACACCGCTTCGGCCTGATTCGTGCCGTCGCTGATGTAGACCAATGCGTTTTTCCCGTGGATGTTCGCCATGTGTCCTATCTCCCTCGTTGATGGATTCCAGCCCGATGCCGCTGCGCGAGCACGTCACGAATTGCGCGAACCACCTTTTCGGCTCGAAATGCGAAGGTGTGTGGGGCGACCCGATTCCGTGCTTCAGCCGCGAGCCGCCTTCGCATCGGCTCGTCGTGTAGATACCGATCAATCAGTAACCGTAGTCCAACCGCATCTCGAAATGTCGGCACACTCTCTCCGAAGATGTCGATCACCTCCTGACGCTCATCGCTGATCTGGAACGCTTCCGATGCCGCGACCTCATAGGTTCTCGGGTTTGCGCTGTAGGCTTGACCATGTGATCGATGCAGGTTGATGTTGATCTTTGCGGCTCGGTAGTACGATGGAGCGAGATTGTTATCAATACAATGTCCGTTCTGAAACTGAGCCAGCGGCGACTCGTCCGTCATGTTCGGCCAAGGACCAAGTAACCGCAGGTCGACCCCCGTCCAGTCAACCGACTCAAAGAACGCTTGCCGGTCAGCGAACCCAGATCCCAGAAACAGCACATCACAAGCCGCTTCCGGATCTGGGTCGACCGGCTTATGGATCATCGGATCGTGCGACGAAGGCAGATACCCCCATCCGTCATGCGTCGATGCCGAATACCGCTCGTTGGTAAACACGAGTGCATCCGGATTCGCCTGCACCCATTCCACCTGTTCGTTGTCCTCGTATGGAGATTCAGTCAGAATACAGACCGTTGGAATCCCAGCCCAACGCAACAGATGCAATGCACCCGGCCAGAGGTTCAACCCGCTCACCACCACCACCACATCAGCTTCGCAATAGATCGCTTCTGGCAGGATGCACTCAGATGCCATCTTCGCCATGAGACGAACATCGCTCTTCGCACTCTCCAGTGTGCGGTTGTCAGTTTCCTCGGCATAGCGACGGGTCGCTGTGATGTGGTAGATCAGTCGCTTTGTGAGGATGTAATCCGTCAGATGATGACCAGCCGCCTTCAGCGCATTGGCGTATCCTGTTGCCACGTCAGAGATCGCCATCTCTGCGCCGGGCCAGACAAAGAGCACCCGAAGCGGCTCGGTTGCCGTAGGGTCTTCTCGTGGCGAGAAAGGAATCGTGCTCATGATGGATCTTTCGCCGCTTGATAGTTCATCGACCATCGCCATCTGTTATCCGCATCACGCGGAAACGTGGTGGGGGTCGAGTTCAGCGACATCACCGTTTGGTAGCGTGTACCGCTCAAGCTCTCGTTCTCAATACCAACCAGCACCTCGTGAATGCTTTGCACCAGCGCACGACCTGTGGCAAAGGTCTGGTTCCGAACCACTACTTGGAACGTCGCATTCTCAAGGCGTATCACGCCTGTTCCTAGGTCGTGGTCCGGTGCGGGTCCGCTGTACTCCATAATCGCCACGCAGTTCGCCGGGTCGTCCGGCATGTCCCCTTCAAAGCAGTTTGTCGCCCGTGTGAGCGCTGCTACTGCTCCGGTAACCTTGACGCCAATCTCATCCAGCAGCATGTCTACTCAGCCCCACGTTCTCCCTGTCTCGGCTGTGTCACCAGATAAACACATGGCGCAGTCGCGGCCATGACCACCTTCTGTCCGGTATCGAGCGTCCACTCTGCTGATGTAACTGAGCCAGCCGACATTTGAACGCGAAAGTCAGGTGGCGCAGGAACCGGCACAGCGGCGACAGTCTCGCCACCGTGGAAACAGCGCAAGATCGGAGTGCGTTCCTGTGCGACCGCTGTCGGCCACACGGCATACGCGAGTAGTACTCCACTGATAATCGCCACACGCACCATTGGATCTGCAACTACGTCGTGAATCCACATAAGCTCCTCCGTGACTACCCATACACCGTCGTCTTGCCACGCTTCGATGATGCTGCGCGAATCATAGCCGCGACCATCTCGTAGACACGCGGAGCCATCTTTGCGACCGGCTCTTCCAGATACTTGGCCTGCGTCGGTGGTTTGTGGTAGTAGAACAGGTTTTCATGCACTTCTTCCGCATACTCCGCTGCCGATCCACCGTAGCTCAACAGAACGAGAATCTCGTCACGCTTGAGCACTGGCGGGTCGACCTGTTGGGACGAGCGCAAAACACCCTCATCCACAGGCACAATGGCAACAGACTTACTCATAATCAATTCACCGGCAACCGACAGCGCGGCAGCGACAGCGTTCAGGATCTCTACGTTCACGTCGTTGACAACCACGGTCGACTGAATGTTGATGTTTGCCATCGGTCTAAAGAGAGATCGTCGTGTGATGGAGTCCGTCTTCGTCTGGCACCATTTGCACAGACATGATTCTCGGTTGCTGTGGTGTCCATGTGTCAGGTAACGTCACCCGGTCATCCGGACCAATTACAGCCGCCGCATATAGATGCACTTG